TGGTCGCGACGTTTCGCTATCTTTCACAGGTGGAACAGATATTGAAGCCCAAGCGACTAACGCAGTCTTGACAAAGACCAACGTTCGCGAGACCTATCAGACACTCGACGGCGAGGCTTACAAGACAGTAAATATCGAAGGAACTTTCCAGCTCGATATGCTCGCCGATTGGGGTAAGGCAAACTCAGTGTGTGAGGCTCTATGGACTGCGGCAGAATCCGCGCCAGACACAACCATCACAGTCAGCCTAACTGCCGCCACAGGCGCAGTATTCTCATTCCCAATCCTCCCAGAGTTTCCAACTGCTGGCGGATCAGGAATCGACGCACAAACAGTTTCCTTCACCTTCAAAGTTTCAAAGGGTGAAGTAACAGAAACCTTCAGCTAAGAATAGGAATCGGGAGCTATGAAGTTATCAATCAAAATTACATACACAAACGGCGAGGAAGTCACTTACGTCGCTGGCTTACCCGAATGGGCTAAGTGGGAGCGCAAGACTGGCAAGTCGATTTATTCGATGAAGGATATTTCGGCTTATCAGCAAGCGGACTTCCTCGATCTGGCTTACTTCGCTTACAAACGCGAAGCGGCTGGAAAGCCAACCAAGTCTCAAGAGATTTGGGAATTATCAATCGATGAAATGACGATTGGAGATGAAAGCCCAAAAGTTACGAGTCCGGAAGCGTAAATCGCCTTATCGTTGAAATCGCGATAGCAACCGGAATTCCGATGAGCGAATGGACTGACTTCGACCAAGTCTTGACGGCAATAGAAATACTGAAGGAGCGGAATGGTGGCAGATGACGCGATTGGCTATGACCGGCGCGAACTTAGGTCAGTCATTACCGCTTTCAAAGCGATGGACTCTGAAGCTGTTGATGCGGCTAAACGCGAGAGCTACGCGCTGGCTCAGTACGCCGCCAACGAAGTCAAAGCCTACGGAATCACCCGAACCTTCGGACAGGCCGTTGTCAATCGCATTACAAGCGGCGTTAGGGTTTCGAAGTCCTCGAAGGTTGGCGAGTTCTCTTATGGATTCGCATCTCAACGTTTCTCTGGTGGAGGAACGACTAAAGACCTCTGGGCGGGTTACGAATTCGGATCTAATCGTTATCCTCAATTCCCAAGACGAACCCCTCGTAAAGGCCGAGGAAATTCTGGCTATTTCATCTATCCGGCACTTCGTAAAATACAGCCTGAACTAATTCGCAAATGGGAAGAAGCGTTCTCCAAGATTTTGAAAGAATGGGATAAATAATGGCAGGAAGTAGAACACTCAAGCTCTCGATTCTTGCCGACGTCGATGATCTCAAGAAGAAGCTTGGAACCGCTGAGAATGAAGTTCAGGGATTTGCTGGCAAGGTAGAGAAGTTCGGAGCCGCCGCTAAAGCGGCTTTCGTAGCGGCCGCGGCCGCCGCTGGCGCGTATGCGGTCAAGTTGGCAGTCGATGGTGTCCAAGCCGCAATCGAAGACGAAGCCGCCCAACAACGTTTAGCAAATGCGCTCAAGAACGTTACCGACGCGACTGATGTTCAAATTGCCGCTATTGAGAAACAAATTCTCAAGACTTCTCTCGCGACTGGCGTCGCCGATGACAAACTTCGCCCTGCTTATCAGCGACTCGCTATCGCAACCGGCGACCTAACTAAGTCGCAAGATTTATTGACGTTAGCCCTTGATATTTCTGCCGCTACTGGCAAAGACGTCGAGACAGTATCTAACGCGTTAGGTAAAGCGTATGAAGGCAATACTGGCTCGCTTACTCGTTTAGGCGTTGGTCTATCTGCCGCTGAAATAAAGACTCTCGGACTTGAAGGCGCAATCAGCCAACTGAGCTCAACTTTCGGAGGCGCGGCGGCAACTCAAGCCGACACCTTCCAAGGCAAAATCGCTAGAGTTCAAGTCGCTTTCGATGAGGCTAAAGAAACTCTAGGAACCGCTCTATTGCCACTTATTGAAAAGTTTCTAACATTCATTACAACAACTGCCATTCCCGGACTCAAACAATTCAAGGAAGCGGCCATTGATCCAGTTATCAAAGCTTTCAAAGATAATGAAGAAGCTATCAAGGGACTTTACAATTTCGCCAAAGACTTCTTAGTTCCATTTATCACTTTCACACTTGGCAACGCAATCAAAGGGTTAAGTACAGTTGCCAGCGGAATTGTTCAAGCCGTTTCAATCGCTCTCCGCGCTCTCGAGCCAATCATCAACGCGGCTATTGCTGGAATCAATGCGCTTATTCGCGCAAAGAATTTACTGACGACTGGCCCAGATACTCCGACCATCAATCGAGTTAGCTTCGGCGGAGGCGGTTCGACAGGATCTAACACAGTCGCTCCGGGTGGCCTACCATTCGGCGGAACCGCGACAGGTGGAGGAATCACAATTACACCGCCAACGATAACTGGCGGCAGTATTACAGGCGGCGGAACGACCGGCGGATCAACTGGCACAATCACCCCAACTCCTACCATTCCAACAATTACTCCGTTGTCAGTTCCTAGCGGTAACGCAATTCCAAATAATTTCAACGTTGCTGGTGTTCGAGCTGGCGATGAACGCGGAAACGTTATTGTCAATGTCAATGCCCCGAGCGTTATTGACGAACAAGGATTTACGCGAGCAGTTATTGAAGCCCTCAACAATTCCGAGCGACGCTCTGGCGGCGGAAGTAGCCAACTAATCCTATGACGCTTTGGAATCCCGTTTATCGAGTCAAAATCAATGGTTACACAGTAACGAATTCAACTTTGAGCGGTCTAACTATTACTTCCGGGCGTTCTGATATTTACTCTCAGCCGGTTGCTGGATATTGTAATTTCAGTCTCATTGAAACAAATGAGTCAAACGTTCCTTACCAAATCAATGACCCTCTAACCATTGAAGTTCAAGATTCCAACGGCGATTGGGTTAGTCTCTTTGGTGGCTTCCTAAGCGACTTGTCAATCACAGTCGAAACCTCTGGCTCAACCGCTCTAAGCCAACGAATTCAAATCGTAGGCGTAGGAGCCTTGGCTCGCTTGGCTCGAGCAATTTATACTGGTAACTTCAACCATCAATTTGACGGCGACCGAATCTATGAATTACTCAGCGGAGTTCTGTTTGATAGCTGGGACGAGGTTCCTTCTGGCGTTACTTGGAACGACTATGACCCTTCGACGACTTGGGCCAATGCTGAAAACAGCGGTCTAGGCGAAATCGACCAACCGGGCGACTATGAGCTTCATTCGCAATCTGGCTTGAATGACACCGTTTATAACTTGGCCAGTTCTTATGCCACCTCTGGTCTTGGCTATCTTTACGAAGATGCTCAAGGTCGAATTGGATATGCGGACTCAACTCGACGCGGTCAATATCTAGCAACTAACGGATACGTCGATTTAGATGGCAATCACGCAATCGGCCCAGCCTTGTCCATTACCAAACGCGCTGGCGATGTCAGAAATGCCATTACCATCGCTTACGGCAATAATTCCGCTAGTAATGTCACAGATAGCGATTTGGCTTCGATTTCCTTATTTGGGCAACTAGCCTCAACCATTAGCACAACGCTTAGACAACAAGCCGATGCCGCGGCTCAAGCCGCCTTCTATCTTCTTATTCGCGCTTATCCTGAATTTGCCTTGAAGCAAATTAGCTTCCCAGTCGGTAGCCCTGAAATCGACGACGCTGATCGCGATGCCCTTCTCAACGTCTTTATGGGCCTTCCCCTAAATATCGCGAATTTGCCAGCCAATATGCCTAACGGCGAATTCCAAGGATTTGTGGAAGGTTGGACTTGGAAAGCTGGGCTCAACTCGCTAAATCTCACCTTGAACATTTCCCCGATTTCTTACTCGCTCCAAGCCTTCAGATGGAACTCGGTTCCAGCGGTCGAAACTTGGAATACCATTTCACCCACTTTAGAGTGGCTGAACGCTACAATAGTCGCCTAGAAGGAGAACTAACTAATGGCTAATACAACGAACTTCGGCTGGGAGACGCCGGACGATACCGACCTAGTCAAGGACGGCGCGGCGGCTATCCGAACGCTCGGGAGCTCTATTGATACTTCTCTCGTCGATCTCAAAGGTGGCACAACCGGACAAGTGCTATCAAAAGCAACGAATACTGATATGGATTTCACTTGGACTGATGGTGGAGATATTACCGCAGTCGTCGCTGGAACCGGTTTATCGGGTGGCGGAACGAGTGGATCAGTAACGCTTACCAATACAGTCGCAACCGCATTTGATGCGGCTGGCGATTTAGTTTATGGCACAGGCGCAGACACTTTTACTAAATTAGGAATTGGAACGGCTAATCAAGTTCTTCGCGTCAATTCAGGCGCAACAGCTCCAGAGTGGGCAACAGTCGGTTCAGCTGGAATGAGCTTGATTACTCGTCAATCAATTACCAACTCAGCTGGAACTAATTTTGATTCTGTTTTTACTTCAACTTACAGAACTTATTTGATAGTCGTTGAACATATGGAAACACCTAACACGGCTTCCGCTGATATTTATTTACAGTTGAGATACGGCACAACAACTTTGGCAGGGGATTACAAATATCAACAAATGGTATTTGGAACGAATTATACAGGAACCGAACAAAACGGAATAAATCAAATTATTCTCAATCTCAACACAGGCGGAACAAATGACGGCTCCGCTGGTCAAATTATGCTCACAAGAGTAGGCAACGCTTCAGAGAGACCATATTTCTGGTCGGAATTTGTAGATGTTCAATCAGGAGTTCCGCTAAGAACTAATGGCATAGTCAATCAAAGTCAGACTTATACAGGTTGTCGTTTTAGTTTATCAACTGGCAATTTCACCGGAGTAATTGCCATCTACGGATTGGCAAAATCATAATGACAAAAAATCAATTAGTAGCACAACTAAAAAAAGATAACCCAATCCTACGCGAAGGAAGCGAAGAACAAGGTTACGTCGAGTTATCGGCTGAAGAATATGATGCTCGCATCTCAGAGTGGGCAGACAATATTCTGGCCAAAGAAGCCGCTGAAGCGGCTAAAGCTGAAGCAGTATCCGCCAAAGCCGCGTTGCTTGAGAAATTGGGCATTACTGAAGAAGAAGCAAAACTTCTTCTGGCATAATGGCTAAATTGTGTAAGGCTGGCCAACAGCTGAGAAATCAAATCGATGACGATTATCCTGATCGCGACCGCCGGAGCGATGGTTGGATTGCTGATGCGCGTCATCTGGCGAAAGGTAATTCGGATCATATTCCGGTCGATGGAATAGTTCGCGCATTAGATATTGACGCCGACCTCTCAGCTCACAAAGAAGAGGCGTACGCGTTAGTCGAAAAGATTCGCAAATGCGCCAAGCGAGGCGACAAGCGAATCAAATATATTATTTTTGACGGCAAGATTATGAGCTCTACTCTAAATTGGAAGCGCAGAAAATACAGAGGGTCAAACCCTCACAAGTCGCATTTCCATATTAGCTTCACCACTCTGGGAGACAATGACGGCAAATGGTTCGACCTAGAAGGAGACACAAATGAAAGAACTGAAACTGATGGCCGGAAGTTGGGCCAAGACATTCGTAGCGGCGGCCCTAGCGACCTACCTAGCAGTAGGCCTCGACGTCAATGCGATTGCGAACGCCGCTCTAGCGTCAGTCTTGCCTAGCATCATCAACTGGCTCAACCCTTCCTATGAGCGTTACGGCAAGGTTCGGTAATGCCAGCATCTGACCTCGCGGCAACTATCGCGTCCGTTCTTGGATCAATCGGCCTACTTATTGCCGGTCTGAGATATATCATCAAATTGGAAAATCTGCCCATAGTGTCGCGCCTGGATAAAATGGAGAGTCAGTTAGAATTGGCACTCTCGACGAAAGTGAGCAGAAGTGGCACAGGCAAAAAAGCGCGCTAAGAAGCCAGTCAAGAAGGTGGCAAAACGTCGCAAAACGACAAAAGATGTCCCATTGACTCGTTTAGATTTCTGGGCGATTGCTTGTAATGAGGTTTATATGGCT